CGGTGGAGATGTTATCGCCGTTGTAGCCAGCCATAAATCACCCTTTCTAGTAGTTCCACACCACGTTATAAACACCCTGGTAACGCGGGTTGTTTGTGAGCGGGTCTGGATAGTTATATAAAGAATTTAAGTCAACTTGACTTAAGCTTGGCAGCCCTGCACGCAAGAATGCGTCTACGTCACCAGCTAACACGCTCGCTTTGTAGCGCGTTGGTGCCCACGATTGAACGGCAATAGTGGCGCGCTTAACGCCCTGGTTCTGCATTGAAGAACCAGTCATTTCAACCGTCACGAACTCTTGCACGTTTTCACGTGAGCTAGGCACATCTGCGTAGGCGCGATACCCCTCTTTGTTAAGGGCTGCTATCAAGTATTCCTCGATGTTAAGCACGTCTACACCCCCATGCACTTGAGTAGGCGATTGTTGGTGGCGTTATCTACCACGCTTGCCCTATCGGTGGTCTTGCACATCGCATGGCAACGGGTCTTTCCAGCCTGCACGTCTGAAACGTATGTTCCATTCCCTTGTGAGTTGGCGCGGCTCGCCATAGCATCGGTGATGCCAACGCAAAAGGACTGCACTCCCTTAGAGTTCCTAAGCTCGGTGCAGCCCTTTTGCTTCATCTTTACAACCACGTTAGCCATCGGTCTTAGCCCCCTCGGCTTTCAACCCCCAAATGCCCGGAGTTAAATCCGGTGGCAGTTGGAGTGGTGTTCCCAACACGTTAAATGTGTGGCCGCCCCACGTTATCCGGGCACCCGTTAGGTCGCGGTCGAACGTCTTAGGGAAGAAAAAGCGAACGTCAATGGTTATACCGTTTGGCCGCTCGGGGCCTAGGTCATCAGTGCTCACGGGTTGTGCGAGCACATTCTCAACTTCAAGCGTCTCAAACGTCTTCACTGGGTTACCAAAGGGGTCTGTGGCGGTTGCGCTCGCAAGCTCAACCACCACGGTTTGCCCCTCCAGTAAAGCCAGCTCGGCGAGGTTGTCAAAATTCACGTTAGCCGCCTAACCGCGCGTAGCCAATAACCATATCCTCAAGCCCTAGCGTTTGCCGCTGTGCCTTGGTGAGGTACAAGCGCCCATCTGGGTTTGAGTAAGAGAGCTGTGCAGAGAATGAGCCCGCCGTTTGCTGCATCTGGGTAACGCCAGCCTGTGGGGCATTGAGTGCGCTTGCTGCAAGCTCGCACGCCACAGTGAGCGCGTTTGCCAACCACAGCTCATCGGTGGGCACCTCTCCGCCAAACTCTCGCCTGATTTGGTTACTTGCGTCTTGGAGCTTCACCAAAATGCGCGCGTCCGTCTCTTTCGAGGTGTAGCGAGCGCGGTAATCATCTACTGTCGCAAACGCTTCAAGAGCCATTGCGCGCACCTCCTAAACTACTTCGAGCTGGTGCTCGCAGCCTTGGTCGCAGGCGTAAGAATGGCCGCAGGATAGCGGGTGTCGCCGCCCGTAGCGGTGGCGGGGTTCGCAACCGCAAAGCCGCAGCGCATGACTACGCGCAGTGCCTTGCAGTCCTGCTGCGCGAGGTTGAGGATAACCTTACCGTTCTCATCGGTGATAACGGCTTGGTCGAGCACCTTATAGGTGATGTCCTGGCGCAGGCCAAAGATAAGCTTGGAGTAGTCCACAGCGATAAGCTCGGCCTTGGTAGCGTCCCACGCGCCGTTCTCAACCTCGGAGATTTCATAGCCATAAAGGCCGCTCACGCCGTCCGCGTTGAGCTGGGTCTGGTAAATCGGAGCACCAGCATCATCGGTCAAGGTGCGCAGCGTCCAGTTAAAGCCGGGGCGCGCCATAAAGCCAGTAACACCAAAGCCCTCGGCGGCGAGAGAAGAACCAAGCGTGGCTACATCAGTGGCGAGGTTCTTCGATGTGCCAGCGGCTACGGTGTTGCCAGCGGCGGTCGCACCAGCGAGAACGTCAGTGCCCCAAGAGCTGGGCTTGTCTACGCCAAAGATGGCGGCAGCATCAATCTTTTGGCCAAACGCCTGAATGATAGAAGGAATGATCTCGGCGAACACGTCCACGGAGCTATCCGCGAGCACAGCCTCAGGCACGGGGATAATGGTTGCCAGCTCCTCGGCCACCAGGTCAACGGACTTCCACGCCACATCGGACGTTTGCTTAATACCGGTATCGCCATCAACCCAATAAGCCATAGGCAGCGTGTCCATCACGGGCTGCTTGCGGGTCTTGGTGCTCATGGTTACCAGGCGCGCCTTGCGCATAATCTCGGACTGCTTAG